AAGACAAGTGGCCAAAGCAGACACTTTTAAACCATTGTATGGTGGTGTATTAGGTACACCAAAACAAATGCAATATTATCGTGCATTTAAAGAAAAATATAGTGGCGTAACTAAATGGCATAGAAAATTAATTAATGAAGCATTAGAAACAAGACATGTTACTTTACCATCTGGCAGGTCATATTATTTTCCAAATACAGAGCGCATGCCTAGTGGTAGTGTATCAAATGCCACGGCGATAAAAAATTATCCTGTTCAAGGATTTGCCACGGCTGACCTACTGCCCATATCGTTGATTAGATTAGATGAGCTGTTGACAAAGCGTAATTTAAAAAGTATTATCTGCAACACAGTACATGATAGTATTGTATTAGACGTTTATCCCGATGAAGAAGAGATGGCAATAGAAACACTTAAAGACGCTATGTTATGTTTACCAGAAGAAACTGAAAGACGTTATGGTATTAGATATAACATGCCTATTGGTATTGAATTGAAAATGGGAAGTAACTGGTTAGAAACTAAGGAGGTATTCAAATCATGAGTGCAAATAATATGGCAATAGCCATACCAGAAAACTTTGATAACTTATCCGATGAACAGTTGATGAACCTTACAGGTCAAGGCTTAGTCGGTGGAGATTCCTCTTCAGTATTATCAAGACTATCTATAAATTATCAAGCAGAAGACGATAATGATAAACCACTTCCACGAGGTTGGTTTTCATTACGTGTGGGAGATAAAACCGTTTATAGTAAAACGGTAGATTTTAGAATGTTTCTAAGATTGTATAGTTATAGTTATTGGGATAATACGGAGGACACGTTCGTAGCTTCGGTTCAACGACCGACTTTGAGCGATGAATTTCCGGACATACAGGGTGGTTACAAATGCGGAAAACTAAGTAAAGAAGAACTTGCTGAATTAAGTGATACTGATTCTAAAAAAGTATTAAGTAATCAAGTAAAGTGCAATCAAGTTATATACGGCGTTGCCAACATTAATGATGGCAAATATACTGATGATACTAAGTTTGAACCAATTGTAGAACATCCGTGTGTATTCTATGCTAAAGGTGTAAATTATGTGCCCTTTCAAAAAGTTATTGGTAATCTTGCAAAACAAAGAAAGCCAATGATTAGGGCCCTAATTTCTTTAGTAACTAAAAAACAAAAAACTGTTGGCAATACTTTCTTTATTGTTGAGCCTACTGTAAAAACTATGGTAGATGCAATTAATGATAAAGACAAAAGTTTGTTAAAAGAATTCGCTGAGACTGTATCTGCAGTGAATGAGTCCATCATGGAGAAACATCGTGAGGCTGTGAAACTTAAACCAAAAAATAGCGACCACTCCCTAGCTATTGATATTGAGGCACAGCCTGCATGATTAAGACATTAGTCGAAAGTTTTCTTTATGATGCGTCTAGGGGGGAAGCAAGTCTTCCCCCCGAAGTCGTTAAAGAGTTCGGTGAATCTTGTCAAAAGGCAATAGAAAAACAATTTAATTCTAATAAAAGAGAATGGCGTTTACGAATGTCGGAAGTTGGTAAACCATTGTGTCAACAACAACTTGGTAAACAAAACATAGAATATGAAACAGAGTACAATGCAATTGTAAAATTTTTATTAGGCGATTTAATAGAAGCCATGGCTATAGCAATACTACGAGGGGCAGGAGTACAATTAGAAAAAACACAAGAGGGTGTAGAATTAGACATAGCAGATATTAAACTAGAGGGCACTTATGATGTGAAGATAGACGGAAAGATATGGGATATTAAATCAGCAAGTCCGGCCAGTTTTAGTAATAAGTTTGGTGAGTACGGTGGATTTGAAAGAATAAAACAAGAAGATACGTTTGGTTATGTAGACCAAGGATTGATGTATGCATCTGGAGATAAATCAAAGTTTGGCGGGTGGATAGCAATAAATAAAGTTACAGGTGAGTTTGCTGTTTGTGAAGCACCGGATAATCAAGAAGAAGAATTAGTTGAATCACAAAAAAGAATAAAAGATAAAATAAATAAATTAAATAAAAACGTAAAATTTAAAAAAGGTTTTGAAGATACAAAAGAAGTTTACAAAGCAAGAACAGGTAAAGATAAAGGTATAGAAAAAGAAACTGGTAATAGAATACTTAAAACAAAGGAGCTAGCAGACCTATGAACGTACTATGGTTATCAAACATTAGAAAAGCTGATGTTGAAGCAAACGATGAAAATGTTATTTGGATTTACTATGATGATACAAATAATGAAAGAAAAAATATTGCATGGATGAGAGAGCATCCTAACTGTCACGTTATATTCTACCGGGATAATCAATCTAAAGATGGCTATTGGCGTGACGGTAATTTAAAAAGAAGAAAGCATGAAGTAGATTCTAGATTTCAAGGATTAATTACTGCAATAAAAACAGGTAAACTAATTGTGTTTCCACAAGATGATACTACGATGGTTTTAAGTGAGTTAGAAAAAAATACATTTGGCACATTTGAAATATTCAAAGGACATCTATCAAACATCAGTAAGTATAAACTAAAAACATTGTTGTGAGGTTTAGGTCAAAAGCAGAAATTAGCTTTGCATCATGGCTAATAAAAGAAGGTATAAATTATGAATATGAAAAACATAAACTTAAATATATACCAGACCCTAAAGTTTACTTACCAGATTTTTATTTACCTAAGTATAAATTTTTTATTGAAGTCAAAGGTCTATTTGATAAAGCAGATAGAAAAAAACATTTACTTATTAAGAAACAGCATAAGAAAGTTGACATTAGAATTTTATTTATTAATGCGAACAATAAGATTTACAAAGGTAGTAAAACAACTTATGGTGTGTGGTGCACTAAACATAATATACCTTGGTGTGAGAAAAGGATTCCAAAAGAATGGCTGAAGTAAAAAAATTTTATTCTACTTTAAAAAGAGATGCCGCAGAAGAATTAGGATTATTACCGGACAGATTTTATTTAGTATTTAAACCAACAGAAGATACGCCAGATGGTTTTGATGTAGTGGCTTATGATACAATGCCATCAGATAAAGATTTACATCCTGTATTTTATGTTATGAAAGGTATACTAGAATTATTAGATACTGATATGGAAAAAATTGTAGCCGCAGGACAGATGGCCGTTATAGATAAACTTACCGAGGCTTCACAATCTGGTAATAAGCCAGATGCACAAGAGTTAGACCCCATATTTAAAAAGATAGACATAGGAAAGAAACATTGATAGCTAATAAAAAATTTGACGTTGACCTAAAGTATGGTCAAAAAAGAGAGAATAGAATCAAAAAGATGATTGAGGAAGGCACAATTGAAGTTAAAACTGAAAGGGATTGGTGGTTTAAGACAGGAAACATTGCTGTAGAGTTTGAATCATACGGAAAACCTTCCGGGATAGCGGCAACAAAAGCAAAGTATTGGGCCCATGTTTTAGCAAATGGTGATGAAGAACATTGTATATTGTGGTTTAGAACAGATAGATTAAAAAAAATAGTGAAAAAGTTTTCTAATACTATAAAAGATGTAGGAGATAGTAAACGCTCAAAAGCATATTTAATACCAATTACAAAGTTGTTTAAATTATGATAATTACAAAGCAGTTGTTAAATAAAGCTATTGAAATAGTGGGTGGAGATAGGCAAAAAGAGTATGGTGATAAGGTAGAAAATCATGATAACATTGCAAAATTGTGGTCAGCATATCTTGATGTTAAGATAGAGGCTCACGATGTTTCTGTTATGATGATATTATTAAAAATTGCACGCACTAAAATTGGAACACGCACAAAAGATACCTATGTTGATATGGCAGGTTATAGTGCTATAGCAGGTGAAATAGAGTTTAGAGGAAAAGATGGAACAAAAAATAGTTAAGATAAGAAAATTAGATGATATTGATAAGAATGACTGGGAAATTAATTTTGATAATGGTGCACAAATTTTTCACACACATGAACACTTTTTTAAAATTGTGGAGTTAGGATTGAGTAGGGAAAAGCCAGTAATAAAAAAAGAGGAAACAGATACGCCATTGTTTTTTCCTAAAGACGAGGAGTGGGAAAATTTAAAAAAGAAAGAAAAGAGAATAGTAGAACAATTTAGAAGTGACGCAAAAAATTTAAGCAGAGCAAACTTTAATAAAAAATATAATAAAATTAAGGGAGATAATATAGACGATGTGCTAGATGAATGATACGATACTAGCCAGTTTTGAAGTTAAAATTACTAAAGAAGGATTATTAATCCTAGAAACAAAGTTACCACCTACAGATGAATTTAAAGAGGCCATGGACAAGTGGAACCCCGCATATGAAAACACCCCTGTTATAGCAAGCCTACTGGATTACTACAAAGGGGTGTTCAATGTTATGAGTAAGGATAGTCAGAAGATTATTTCTTCTTAGCTTTCATCATTCCTCCGCCTCTCATCATTGTTTTTTTCATTCCTCCGCCACGCATCATGGATTTCTTTTTACCACCCATCTTCATAGCGTTTTTCTTTTTACCGCCTTTTTTCATTGCCGGTAATTTTTCGTCTTTCATAGTGGACATTCTTCCACCCATTGCTTTTTTCTTTTTCATGTTGGTTTTTTTACCACCACCACGCATCATAGCTTTTTTCTTTTTCATTGCCATTGTTATCTCCTAATATTAGGT